ACGAAATGATGAAGCAATCTCGAATCCAAAATGTTTGGAGACAAGTACTTTAACTCTTTCCTGTACTGCCAAATCCACCATTCCTCTCAGTTTTCTGAGAAGGTCTAGTATCAACCTCAGTTAATTCAGTCTTTAAAACCTTTGATAGCCTACATTGGGCTAATCTCTCGCCACTCTCGATAACTACCAGACTGTCTGATATATTATATAGAGCGATAAACGACTCTTCTACGTAATCACTATCAATTACACCGACCCCATTACAAAGGTTTAAACCTTTCTTTGTCGCTACACTTGAGCGTACAAACATTTCCAGCACATGATTGTCTGGCACATCAAATATAAGTCCTGTCGGAATTAATGCTCTACTTAGGGGTGGGATTTGGATTCCAACTTTACCTCTAAAGTTTTTGGCTGGAACCATTATTTCTTTATTCAGCGCATTCCAGGTTTTAATTCTATCACCTACTGCGAATGCTGCTTTTATGTCAAAACACGCCGAACCTTTCGTTTGAAAAGCTGGCATCTCTGCATAGTCTTTTGTTTTAAAAATTTCCATAATCTATACCTATATTATAACACACTTTCGTGCGATTGTCAACTATTTCTTGCCGATATTATATTTAACTGCAAGTTCCCATTCATCTTTTTCTTTAAAAGCAATAATTTTTATTTGATTGAGTGATGCGACCGGGTCAGTCGTCTTAGAATTGTCTGTAATCTTAACCAGTTCCCATTCTTCTAAAAGGTTCACAATTGTATTTCTTCTAGCCAAATCTTCGTCAGTAAATGTATTTGCTTTGCCGTCTAATATAAACAGCTCTTTAAAATGAAGAATGGAATATCGTCCCTTCTTATGAAGGATATGACAAGACTGAAATAACTTCTTCTCCTTACGAGAAGAGATTCCAATACGGGTAAGAGTTTCTTTAACTTTGAGGAAACTGTCTGGCGTGGGTAGAACTACCTCTACGCCGACACCTCTAAAAATGTCTTCGTTGTCCATGATACATATTCACCTTTTTTATTTTAATAATCTTTATGGCTAATAACCAATAAAACTATTTATAGGATTTTAAACCTTAACCACCAATAACGAGTCGTTCATGTACAGATTTCAATTGTTCCTTAGTAAGGACTTTTAAATACATTTTTGCTACAGTGCGATTACACTCGTAAACTTCTTGTATTGCATCTAGATCATTATTCTTTTCGGCTTTATGCCATTTGGAAAATCTTTTGCGTTTCCTTAAAACACTGCGATAATATTCAAACTGAGCACCTGGAAAGAGTTCATGTCTCTGATTCATTTCATTGGCATGAAGAATTGTATCTTCAAAATAAGTGAAGCCACGATTTACAATAAAAGCATTATATTGTTTTTCTGTAAGTTCTGGATTATCACTTTCACCAATAATGTCTTTTTTACTGTGTGAAGCAGCATTCATAAAATCGAACGGACTAAGATCTTTCATCAAGCACCTCTATTAATTCTTTGGATAGTGAATCGAATTCCTTACCACAGGTTTCACATAATGTAACTTTATGTTTACCTTCAGCAGTATTCATTTCCACTGTCCACGCCTTCTTTTTTGTTGTCGTAGTATTACAATTAAAACATCTGGTTTTTAACATTATACGAACTCGGATTCAATCATTACCTCTGTGAGGAATGCAACCATATTAATTTCTTGGTCTGCGACAAAGTTTGCCTTGTACATATAATCGGCAAGAGTCACAATAAAACCTGCTTGAGTTCTAAATTCAACCTTTTTGGATGCCGCGTCATATATGCGTCTGAACATTTCGTTCATATCCTGGTCTGAATTGTTTGCAACCCATTTACGCATTTCAGTAAAGTTTTTATCCTTTAGGAATTTAAATAGTGCGTCAATAGATTCTTGTTTAATATTAACAAAGATACCTTCATCAATTTTACCTGATGCTGCATACGATTGCAGTTCTGTTAATACACGACGAAAATCTGGAAAGTGTTTTTCAATAACTTTTGCTAGGACCTGTTTGTCGTAATCAACACTTTCGTTGGAAAGTATTTCCTGAGTACGTTTAAAGAAATCCATTGCCAGTTTTGGCCTTTCGGTTTGTTCAATACTAAAATCAACTTCTGAGAGTCTAGATCTTAGGGGACTGATGATACGATTTTTGAAATTACAAGTAAATATAAATCCACAATTGGAAGAATATTCCTCAATGAAATTACGCAGGGCTGGTTGAACACTAGTTGCATTCAAGTAATCTGCTTCATCAAAGATAACATATTTACGACCCGTGCCTGTCAGCGAGACAGCTGAGGCGAACGTAGAGATATCGTATCGGAGGGTATCGATATTGACATTCAAGGAACCATTTTTAACGATGTAATCACAACCAAGCTCATCGAGCATTGCCTTTGCAATAGTTGTTTTACCTACGCCTGGTCCACCAGTCAATAAAAGATTTGGGATATTTCCATCAGCAACAAATTTTCGGAATGTTTCCTTCATTTGTTCTGGCAGAATTGTGTCTGCGATTTGTTGTGGGCGGTATTTTTCTACCCATAACACTTCATTTGCTTTCGCATTTATCATAATTAATCACCATAAAACATAATATAAAAAATTGAGGGCGGGGACTAGGCATAACCTTGGTCCCCTATTCTCGAGATAAGTTCGGTAATTTAAGAAATCACCTTGTCAGCCAATTCACCTTCGGCTGGCATTTGGACGTCAACACCTTGTTCAGCAACAGAAGAATCCTGTTGTTGTTGAGGAGCATTTTGTCTTAGATATGTTTCTACTTTATTTCGTAACATACCAACACCAGCAAGTTCTTGTCCTTGGAACCCGCCTCTTTGTGAACAAACATCAATAATCTGTAATAGAGTACTGAGGTCACCGAGAGTAATACTCACCGGTTGTTCTTGTTGGCCATTTGGTTGGCCGAAGTTACCATTCACTGGTTCGTTCATATTATTCACCTTTATTATAAGTCGACTTTGAATCAATCGCCACATAGTATGTGACACCTTTTCCTTTGAATTCAGATATGCCTTTTGAGCATATTGTTACCTGATAGTCCAAAGGTAGTAGTTTAAGATTATCGGTTTTAATGATAACATTAAACTTATCGGCAGTCTCGCCAATTTCCACGCCAAAGTCATCTGCGTTTTCATTGGAACTGTCGATAGCTTTGAGATAACATTTGCCGCCTTCGCCTACAAAAGCCACCTCAGAGAATTGTAATACACCTGCCGCCTTAAGTACGGAAGATAAATCTCCCTCAGAAACATTTACAGTCACATCAGCCGAAGGAAGTGTTATTTCCTTTTCTGGTGGTGTGTGAATCATGGAAATGTCAGCGTAGACATATTTTGTTCGACGCTTTCCTTCAGAGATTACAAAGTATTTATCTCCAAATTCAACATCGGGTTCGTTATACAAAGACAAAATTGACAAGAATCGTGAAAGGTCGTAAACACAAGCCTGTGATGGCATTGTATCTGGAACTTCTGCGATTGCAATTAGTGTCTTTTCTGGCGTAATAGTTTTAATTGTATTACCTGCACTCAATAGAATACTCTTATTGATTGCTGTAAACGATTTTAAAACGTTCAGCGTTTCATTAGAAAATTTCATAATATATAGTCTCCAAGTTTATTTTCATTTTCATGTGGTATTATATACCTATTTAGATGATTTGTCAATAGGTTTGTACGTTTTTCTGCTAGAGTTTTTGTCTGCAGTTGCCGACACTCCTAATTGACCAATCGAACCCATGTTACCTCTAAAAATATAAGAACCAACATGATTGATTTGCATCCAGGGACACATCCAAACTTTTAAATCTGCTTTACGAGCCATTTGACAGAAGAAATAATCCTCTGAAAGATAGCGTTTGGATTCAGGGTCAATAACACAATCGAAATATGCGGTAATGTCCCTCGCACCGTCAAAGTTGTCAGTACGGATGTGATCGGGTTTGTATTTAAGTTCTGGATACGCGTCGCGATATTTTTCCAGAGCACTTTTTGCGATAAGCATAAAGCCTGTTCCGGCCTCGGACACTTCAACTGGTTCCCCAAGTTTAAATGATTTAGTGCCTTTAACAGGATTAAATACAAAGTCAGATGTGAATTGTTCTAGTTTAAATGGATTTTCCTTACCATGTCCTTGTTCAGCTGCCTTAGCAACTTTTTCCCAAGCAATTGTTTTCTTAGGATAAGGACCAGTTACAATGTCATATTCATCTGGGTTTTGGATATTTAACGCAAGTAATGCTAGTACATCTTTAGGATTAAAACCTATATCAGAGTCAATAAACATTAAGTGAGTACAATCACTTCTCATAAATTCGTCTACAATATAGTTCCTAGCTCTTTGTACTAGACTCTCGTTAAATAAAAAATAATATTTAAGTGGGATTTGATGTTGTGCACAAAGCATACTCAAATCGTTTGTTGATTTTGTATATAAACCACCACACTGGCCACCATACATAGGTGTTCCAATGAATATTTTATATTTTCTTAGCTCTTCTGTCGCTACTTCAATTTGCATTATTTAGTTCCTATGGAAGTCTCGGCGCAGCAGGAGTTTTAAAATGTTTATTAATCATTTCCAATTTGTCTTCATACTCTGCTATGAGTGCCAATTCCTTTTCGATTGTTTCCATGATATCTGGATGTTCTGCTACACCAACATGGGATTCCAATAGAACCTCCACATTAATTTTGTGTGTTTCAATATGAGCTTGAAAGTGTAATTCCGAAGCTGATAGTATTCTGTCTTTTAAGTTTTGCATTATTTAGTTCCTATATTATAACACATCTTTGGTTATTTGTCAACACGATATGTATCATTAAGTTGTATTGCTTTTTCTAGCAATGCCAATAGAGAATCATTCCTTGATTCCTCTACAAAGGCTTTTGTATCTTTTGGGAAGCAATTACCACCGAAACCAAATTGACCATCAGGTCCTGGAACATTCATATGTGAAGGTCCAATTCTTGGTTCGTGAGCCAATACTCCAATGAACTCTTCCCAAGGTGTGCTCATAGAATAAGTATTATACAATTCCCTCAGTTCATTAAAGAATACAACTTTAGTTGCTAACCAACTATTCATTGTATATTTGAGAAAACTTGCTGCCTTTATATCTAGTTTAAACGAAGGTACCGGTTTTACAAGGCTGTGTTTTGTATACATCTGTTCGACCTTGGTACATGCGTCCCAGTCACCACCAAAAATTTGGAATGGTGGATTAATGAAATCGTCATTTGCATTTGCTTCAGTTAAAAATTCTGGGTTATATACGATTTGTAATTGAGTGTAGGTATTCACGAAGCCTTCCAAAACACTTGGTGCGACTGTTGATTTGACTACAACAATACCCTCGTATTTTTCTTTATTAAGAGTTTTTAATGTGTCTCTAATAAGGTCTGCGTTAACACTACCGACTGGGCCATCAGCTGTTGCTGTTTCTCTTGTTGGTGTCGGTAAACAAATAAACATTACATCAGGATTTAGTCCTACCAAATCCATTGTGGTAAGATCTGAAAATCGTGGGTCAACCACAAAAGTATCTACTGTACTAGTTTCAAATCCATTTGCTACAGCACCACCGACAAATCCTCTGCCGATAATTCCAAGTTTAAGTGATAATCCTGGCATGGTAAGTTTCATCTGCCTTGGCGTTTTAAACGCTCTAATATTTGTTGCTTGTTCCATTTTGTCTCCATAATATAAAATTAATCAAGTTTTTCTGCACGTTCAATTGCTTGTAATCTTAACACATCAGCTAAGATATCCCAAGCACTATCGTGTGCTTTAAAAGTTTTATCCCAAAGTTGTGTATCTTCAATAGGACAGAAACCATTTTTACGAGGGAAATCTAATTTCGCATCAATCCAAGATCTTGTGTCTCTAAGGGACCAATGTGGCAAGTATTCCATCACTTGATTTTTCTTTCCAATTGCTTCGAATAATCTCCATAGTATAATCGGATCGAAAGAATTACTTCTTGACCACCAGTTAGAGATTTTTCCGTGTGGGATTAGGTATGATATAAACTGTTCAGCAAATTGTTCTAAGCTGATATCTGTTGCTTTCGGTACGATATTCTTACGAACATCAGATGGTTGTGATTCCCAGAATGCGACAGTGCTTTTATCAATAGTAAAATTGTATAGAGAAACTTGTTCCCTAATATCGAATTTGTATTTTTGGACTGACTGAATGTCACCGAAATTGTAGGGTTTGTCGGAAGTAAATTTGTCCCAATCAAATACCAATGCTGACATGTCTATGACGACACAGTTATTGGTATCAATACCCATTGTTTCAAAGTCAATAATGCAGTGCTTCATAATATAAATTCCTCATTTGTTGTACCATTATACACTATTTTGTACATAATGTCAACCATTATCTATCAACTTATTTATGTAAGTTTTTAGATTGTGTTTTGGAGACCAGCCTAGGTCCCGTGTTTTTTCTGTAATGACACTAGCAGACATACGATTGCCTTTTCTAGGTGGTAGTTGTTTGGTACGAGTGTTAAACATTCTAGCTACATCAGCCACAGTGTATTTTTCTGGATGGCCAATACCATATTCATCACCCTGTCCCTTGTCACCTATCAGTACTAGAGCGTCTACAATATCATCTATATAAGTGAAATTTCTTTCCTGGGTACCAGGCATTACAATTGGTAGAGCCTTGCCATCAGATTTTAATTTTGCATATTTTGCAATAAGTGTCGCGTATGGTCCATCTTGTATTTCTCTAGGACCGTATACATTATAAAAGTATGTAATTGCATAATCAATTCCAAACCACTCACCATATTGTTTTACCAATTCAGTATTACGAGCTTTGGACCAGGCATAAGGACTCATTACATACCCATCATCCGTGTCAGCAAATTTAGTACTGGAACCTGAATAAACAAGTTTTGCATTCCATGCACGGACACATTCCAATACTCTTGTTGTGCCTTCACAATTAAATTTATGAACCAATTCAATATCGGCAAATGATTGTTCGACCCGAGAATATTCACCTAAATGATACACTCTGTCAATATCAGAGAATCTTTCCGGTGATAGATTCGTAGTACAATCCTCGACATATGTAACTCCGTCCACATGATTTTCTACTGAGCCAGTAAAATAATTATCATATGAAATTACATCATGTCCTTCAGATACAAGTCTTTCAGCAAGATGACTTCCTACAAAACCTGCACCACCTGTTATTAGAATTTTAGCCATGGATTGATGTTCTCCCTTCTGGAAATTCGTCTGCCTCGAACTGTGGGTCTGGATATTGTTCATCAGTATTCCAGTTACGCATTAGTTGCATTCCATAATTATCTACTTTATTTACGATTGGTACATCTTTTTTCAAAATAAGAGGATTCTGTCTAGCAGGATATCCATCTTTATTCATAATCGCATTGAGATCTACATGGTGATGTACTCTGCCATATCTCTCAACTAGTGTCACACAATCAGGGTGCATTTCTTTTAACATTTTTGATTTGTTATATGCTGGATCATTTTCACCTTCACCAGAATAATCCTCATATACCTCAGTTGTGTTTCCACCTTTTACTGTTCCGGTTCTTAATTTGCCTTGAACAAATGCATACATTAATACTGTACACAAACCTTCCTTAAGGACACGAATACTCAGATCTACATCCTCGTTAAACTTGCCTCTCCATTTATGTGGGCAGTTATTATCAATTAAAATACACGACATCATTCTTGTATTTAGTATGAATGGCTGATATGGGCATG